TTCAATGTGTTTGTCCACCATATCCCTCATTTCATCTAAATGACTGATGACCCAGATAAAGTCAAATTGAGTCTTTAAATAACTAAATAAATTAGACATAGCCGCTAAATTATCTTTATCTGCACATCCAAATCCTTCATCTATAGCCATGAAATTAGGTCTAGGTAGATTACTGATAGTAATTAAAGATACTCTTATAGCCAGTGAACTTATAAATTTTTCCATACCGCTGCCCATCTCCAATGGCCACTTTTTATCATTATAGACAATATAAGTGCTTACATTCTTGCCATCCGTCTCAAGAGAAACCGTGAATTCTACAATTTGATGTAATATATCATTAACTTCTTTTTCTATTGAAGGTAACGACTGCGTTATCAAATCATAGGGAATTCCGTCTCTATTAATAGATTGTATATAATATTTGAAACAATCGTTTTTAGATTCTAATTCTTTTACTTTTTTTATACTTTCTTCTATAGTGGTTTTTTCATTTATATTACCCTGAAGACTTGTATTTAAATCGATTATAGTTTTATTTTTAATTTTATAATTATAATCCAGATTTTTTATATTTGTCTTTACAATAGAAATTTCATCGGCAATTTTCTTATTTTTTTCAATATTATCTTTTTGTTTATAAAAATTATCAATATCTTGATTCAATGATGCCAAGATATTCTTATATTGATTTATTATATTTTCATTTCTAAGTAGAGTATTATTCAACTTGGAATGTTTTTCACTTAATTTAGTTTTTTCATCATTATAAATTTTTAAGGTTTTATCATCTTCTAATACCCATTGCAATGAATCCATATCTTTTTTATGATTCTTAAACGCTTCCATTAAAGAAATTATTTTGTTTTTATCCTGTTCCAATTCTTCTTTGGTCTTTATAGCATCTTTAACGAATACATTGTTAATGCAATAATCACAAGTTGGATCATATTTATGTTCTTCTAATTTGGAAAGTTTCTCCAGTTTATTTTTAATTAAAATCTTTCCTTTTTCTATGGTTCTTTCTGATAAATCATACATTTGTTTTATGGATTGATATTTTTCCAGATTTATAGTTAAATCCTTGACTAATATTTTATTAATATCACCATTTAATTTATCTATTTTAACATCTATATCATTGATATTTTTTCTATTTTCAACTTCCTCCATCTCTAATTTGGATATATCTGAAGTATATTTTACTTTTTGTTTTTCTAAATCTATAATATCACATATTTTTGAATCTATGTTAACTAATTGTTTGGTCAATTCTATTAATCTATTATTAGCATTATCTTTTTGCGTGGATAAATCATCTAATTCTATATTCTCTTTGGTTATAGAAGATTTTGTCGAATCTATTTTATTAATTATATTATTTAATTTTAAAGTATAATCGTCATTTTTAAAGTTTTTTAACAATATATTAACTTCTTTATATTTGTCATTAGCCAAAATACATAGTTTATCAAAAATAGTCAATCCCATGAATTGTGCAAGTAGATCTTTTCTTTCTGTCTGTCCCATATCAATAAAGCTACCATCTTTGCCATTTTGAATAGACAATACCGTGAGGATGAAGTCTTCATAATCACCGATATAATCTCTTATAATATCATTGGTGCTTCGTCTAGCTTCACCATTCAATTCAATTTCTTTACCATCATCCTCTTTCCAGAATTTAACATCAACTTTAACATTTCCTTTTTTATCGGCGACACCTTTCCTTTCTATAAAGAAATCTTTTCCGTTTATTTCAAAATTGAATTTACATCTAAAACTCATTTTTTGTGTATTTAATATATGTGAAGCTTTAAATGCTCTATCACACTTATCAAACAGACAAAAACTTAAAGCTGAAAGAATACTACTTTTACCACTGGCATTATTAGCAAACAATCCCATAATACCATTCATTTTAGTGAAATCTATGATGTTATCTTCACCATAACTAAACATATTATCAAATTGTAAAGTTTTTGGTTTCCATCGTATATTTCTTACCACATACTCTCGTTTCAATTCATTATTCAATTCTTTATTTAACTGATAAATGCAATTTAAAGACTCATCATTCACATTTATATTTTTATTATTGAGATATTTCTTAATTAGATTGTTCTGATAATCTACGTCCGATACATTTTGTAAATTTACATTAGTAACATCTATAATATTTTTATTACCAACGGGATCTTCAACTCTAACATAACTTACATCAGTGATATCCGAAGATTTTCTAACTTCTAATAATACCGATTTAATCTCGGTAGGTATACTTTCAGAACATTTAATCCTTAATTTAGCTTTTTTCGGTATATCTTTTATATCTGTAGTTAATTTTCCCTTGTTGACTTCTATCGTATAGAATCCATAATCATTTGGAATTTCTATATGTGCAAATCTTTTTGTTTTTAAATCCCAATATACAAATCCATGACCTTTTAATGACTCCCCGTGATCTTGTTGAACCAAACTACCGCAGTAAACTATGGCGGGTTTATCATTAATATCATCATATTGTTGTAATACTTGATGTCTATGAATATCTCCCAACATCACCATTTGATGACCATCGAATATACTGGTAGTTATAGTATTATTACTAACAATATATCCCACATCAGTAACCGCGTTATTTACAGGTCCGTGAAATAAAGCTATATTATAGTTAACTTCGTTTTTATATATAGAAGGAATATCTTTGTATTTAACATATTTATCAGGATCTTCAAATACGCCATAATTATTTAATAAAATATCTCCAATGATGTAAATGTCTGTATTTTTTAAATAATATAGGTTATTATGGTTTAATGCATCTACTATAGGACTAAGGCTATCTAATCTATTTTTATTGGCTAATGTAGCATCGTGATTACCTGCGATGAGAATCGTGGGTCTTTTATCTGAAAGATTTTTGAGAAACTCCCCCGCTAAACTAACCGATTCAGGACTTAAATCGGATTTATTATGTAATATATCCCCAGCTACAACTATTAATGTTGATTGAGGGGTTTTTTCAACGGCTTTATATAACTTTTGAAACGCTTCTGTATATTCTTGATGTCGTTGCATCAATCGTATATGAATATCTCCAATATGTAATACATTGGTAAAATTTTTAATATGTGTCGTTAATCTCTTCATAAATTTATTTTCATCTTAAACAAATCTTCAAATTTTAAAGGTTTTGTTTTATTTATATACTCCCAAGTTTTTTTAAATCCTAATATTGACGCATCTTTTTCTTCTAATAACACCAGTTTTGTGTTTATTCCGTTTTTAATTAAAAATTCACATATTTTAATGGAATCTTTTAATGCATCATTGTCTAGTAATACATTAACAATGGGCGGTTTATATTGAAGAATCTTTTGTTTCAATGCATTTGATAAAGTTTTGCCAAATAAAGGTATGGCGTTTTTCCTAACGGAAATAGCATCGAATGCTCCTTCAACCAATGTAATTTCTTCATTGAAATTTACTAACATTTCAAATCCTATTATATTCTTACTGAATTCACAATTTAAATATTTTAAATATGATTTATTATAATAATCCCTACAACTATAGAAATTTAAATATCCGTGTTCATCGTATGAAGGAATTACTATTCTATTCTTATAATCTCCTAAATCACAATATCCGATGTTATATCTATATATATCTATATCTGTTATACCCCGTGTTTTTAAGTAGTTTATCGCATGTTTATAATCTATATTTTTTAGATTTTTATCCGACAAAAGTTTAAACCCGTCAGGTAAAATATGAATTGATTGAATTGAACGATTTTCTTCAAATAACTCTTCCAATTCATTTTTTGTTTTTATGTGTTTTATTTGTCCAATCGCATCATAACATTCTCGGGGTGCGTTCAATTTTTTCAATAAAGAATTGAAATTTAATCCCGAGAAGCCACATACCCAACAATGATATTTACCTGTAATCAGTGATACTTCAAACTTTCTTTTATAATGATTGCATTTTGGACAGAAATATACGGCATCTGTCCCCTTTCTTATTTTGGGTGTATGACGTAGTACTTTATTTAAAGTTGTCAAGATTATTTCTTGTTGTAATACCATTTGGTAACACTATATATGATTATCTAAAAAAACTCAAGTTATTATATGCAAGACTATGGACATTGGAAAGTTACCACGGATATACCAGAAGAATCTATTGGTTTTATTTATAAAATCACTAATCTAGATAATAATCGTAAATATATAGGTAAGAAATTGTTAAAATTTAAGACTTCCAAAAAACCTTTAAAAGGTAGAGTTAATAAGCGCAGAGGAACAAAGGAAAGTGATTGGAAATCTTACACAGGGAGTTGTAACCAATTAAATGAAGATATAGTAAAGATTGGAAAAGATAAGTTTTCATTTGAAATATTATGTTGGTGTAAAAGTAAGTCTGATTTGAGTTACGCGGAAATGAAACAAATAATCCTTGCCAACGCATTGTATGACAAGGATTACTATAATGAATATGTAGGTGGTAGAGTTAGAATACGGAAGGATTAACCTT